CTTCAGTAAAGTACTGAAGTAACGCGGGATACCCTTCGGCCGGAGCCCTCTTTTCAACGGTCGTCTGTTGAAGGCAGAGGACTTCCAATCTTTGGAGAGCCTTATTCACGCGTAGGCGGAAGCCTGCGAATGAAGGGGCACCAAAGACATTCCAGCCGAAAGCTCCGTCTCCATGCTTGGTTTCCCTGACTTTGTTAAGGCCAGGAAAACTAGCTGTCTTCCGTATATACGCGGCGGTCTGTAGATAACCTGCACTAAGCAGATTATTATGGACCTCTACGCACGATACGATGGAGCTCGGAGAGGTGCGACTAGGGCACATCGTGATGCTGACAGAGCTTACATCTACTCCGTCGAAGGCATCAATACCACAAGATTCTCTAAAACTTCCAGTTTTAAAGGTCTTGAGTGTATTCACCCGAAGATTCAGGTGCGACATTAACCCTAACAGTGCCTCAGTACAGTCCGCAGGGACAATCACATCGTCCCCGAAGACTCGGACCGTGCGCCGACCTAGTAAGCGTATATTCTTCATGCTTACACGTTGCTTCCGTGTGTTAAGTACGGAAGCAATCGCTAAGACAGCGAAGAATATAGACTGTACCGGGAAGGTGCATGCATTGCCCATGGTGGTAAATTTCCGAATACGATATGTTTTCGGAGACTTAACACACAGATCCTGCTTCAGTTCCGTGCTTCTACAAGCATGGAGAGCATGAAGCAATGTAGGTGAACGCCTAAAGAGGCGTTCAACGTGCCTACAGGAAATGTAGTCAGACGCACTCTTCAAGTCAATTGTTGAGTGAGTTTGACCATGGGAAGCCTCTAGAGCAAGCTGTCCATTTATGGTCTGATCATCAAAGGAGATGAACTGATCCATAAACGACCGTCTAACTCTAGAATAGAGGAATTCTCTAACTGCTTGTTGACACCACTGATGAGCTGTGGGCTCCGAGGCGATAAGCCTCGGGGTCTTCAGCGTCTTCGGTACGGCGTACAACTTAGCAGGTGGCTCCTCGAAAAAGCCACGTGATAAGAGCTCCTCTACCGACTCCTCCTCAACGCACGCGTAATTCGCTACTGCGAAGTCCGCGTACGGGAAGAAGGACTCGAGCCTGTCAGACCAGTTCCGGAAGGAGTACTTGGAAGTACTCGATCTTGGAACTTTGTCTGCAACAGCGCCGGGTCCATGCTTAAACTTCCAACGGTGCGGGGTAAATACCCCAAGACTACTGCTAACAATGTCAGCAACACGCTGAACATCGCGAAGTAGCCCAAATAAATCACCGGTGGAGGGTGAGACCTGATCTTTTCCAAGATCAGTACCATGGACCGGGCCATTATGTAACATGCCAGTAAAGGATGTTGCATTTTGTTCCACCTCCATGGCAAAAGCCTCAGGGTTCTCCCATGGGAGATCCCCAATCTCTACCTCACCATCAGCATGATAAAAGTCTAGGATCGCGTTACCGCGATCCTTGACACTAGATACCATCTCGAGTTTTCGAACAACTCCAAGGAGTTGTCGAATCCAACGGATAGCATCTATATCAGGCTGATCTTTAAGCAAGCCTGAACTATCGAAAACGCGTAGGGTTAAACCCCGTAACAGACGTGGGATTGCCCCTCCCTTCAAGCCTACTCCAAAGTGGAGGAGGTGAGAAGGAACTAGGCGCCGTTCGGAAAGACACTTATCAAAGTGTTTCCTGAACTGAGGCATGATATCCAATGCGAATCGGATACCATGGCTCTCGATAGCTGAGCTCAACCGCTTATAGTCACGGTCGAACTCTTTGGCTAGTACTGGGTACTGACGCGCACAGTCGTCAAACTGAGCGCGGTACACACCTAGGACAAACTCTTCGTGGCTGTTCCGTATTGGCATCGGTCTTTATCCTTTGCTAATACTCCACGGCTACGAAGGACGCGCCATGGGGATGGGGTTAACTCTCCCATCCCAGCAGCTTAGCCCCAATACCACCAGCCTTGACCATGTAAAAGCTCATGGCCTCGGAGACATCAATGATGTCACTGGCGATCCCGTTCGGATCATTCCTGATCGTGAACGTGACCTCGGATTGGGAACCAGGCGCAGAGCCGACAGGTTTCAGAGTCCTTGTGAAAGTCACGGTGTGACGATCAAAGGCCTGAGAGCCGGCTTTGACTGTATCCTTACTGTGCCTTACTTTGGCACGATAAGTTACAGTGGTGTCATCCAAGTAGTACTCGGATGAATACCCATCCTGATTGACGAGTGGGAGGACCTTAGCAGTTCCGCCCGCCCCGTCAAGCGTAATGGTTAGCGTCGTACCTAGCATTAGAGTTGACCTTTCCTCGAAACGAAAGCTATTCAGCCTTTAAACCGCTGGATAGCCAACGAATTGAGGACTGACAGCTTAGACAACCCGATAAACGGGATGTTGAAGCCGGGAGTAAGAAGACCACCAACGTATCTTGCTTTGGTGGTTTCTTTGTAAACGCCTGAGTGTACTATCTCGAAGCTATCAGCTCCGGTAGGTACAATCGACCCTGCGCTAATGGTGAGCTGGTTTTCGATCATCAAACAAGTTGATGTTCGTGTAGCCGGCACACTATTGGAGGTGGCTAAAGCATAGTCACCAACGTTCGTGAACCAGCCAAGCAGCCATGTCCAAGGGATTACATCCCAAGCTCCTTTGGCTAACCCTTCAGGGGTTAGCCCAAGGACGAGACGACGTGCTTGACTGTTCAACGCACTAGTCGTAGGAGAAAAGAACGGTCTGTTCACTGGCTTCCACCTTACGGTGGCCCAGCATTTACTCGAGAACTTAACGTCTTGAGTATATTTGAACGAGGAACCAAATCCAATGGAATTGGTCCGCGTTACAGTGCCGTTTCTATTCACTTCGCCGAAACTCACGCGCTTACGTGATCCCGCACCAGAGTACAGCCTACTTAGCTCATGTGAACGCTTGTTCACTGCAGCCTGTAGATCCAGTAACTGGAGCATGTCCTTGACAAACGGAATCCAACCAAACTGAACCGCAAGATGCTTATTTGCCAGCTCCTTCGCTGACAAAAGCTTCTTGGGTTTGTTGATTAGAGGAGGTATGTCTCGGAGCATACGCGGGAGTTCCTTCAGATCCTGCAGCAATGTGAGTGGTGTTAACTCTGGCCGCGAAGGATTCGTCCTTGCGGTTGCTGTTAACTCCCACCCAGACGGCATACCCATACCGACGGTAGATACTCCGCCAGTAGAAGGTAAAACAGGATACCGCTGGAACTGTATCCAAGGCTTATTGCCTGCCCAGGGCTTACCGACAGCTTTTCCGTCCAACATTAACGATCTCTCGTATTGTGTTGAATTGAAGCCGCTGTCAACGACTGGACGTCCAATGTAATCATCGCAGACCGAAACATCCGTGTAGGATGCCGATCCGCCAGGATCCATTGTGACGCCATCCATCGATTGCGTAAAAGAGCCACTCATGGTTCTTGAACGCTCTCGGTGCCTGGCATGCCTAGCCATGGAACTTCACTACTCCCATGTTGGGTCCGTGATTGGAAGCTGGTTAAGCTCTGAGCCCCGCACTTGCGGGGC